GTAACCGCTGCCAAATGGACTCATGCCCTTGCCACCGGAGGTTTGACACTTTCACAATTAGGATTGAATGCTGCATTTTGGGCTTGCCCGATAGTTTGGGTAATTGCCTTGTTTGCTGGTTTGGTGGCTGCCGTTGTACTGGCATGGAATAAATTTGAATGGTTCAGAGCCGGTATTTATGCAATATGGGAAGTAATGAAAGGCTTTGGCAGTATGCTTAAAACGTTGGTAATAGATAGAATACATGAATTAATAAATGGTATATCGGGCATAGGAAAGGCGCTGATGCACCTGTTTAAAGGCGAGTGGAAAGCAGCTTGGGAAACGGCAAAAAAAGCTGCTACGGATTTGAGTGGAGTAAATTCGATGCAAACAGCGTGGAATAGTACCAAACAATTAGGTACAGCATGGAACACCGGATATGCTAAAGGTCAGACAGCCTTTGCAGCCAACCATGCCGATAATACCAGAGCAGGTACCAAAAAAACATTGGATTTACCGACATCAACACCTCAGCTACCAGCGCCAACTGATAATACAACAGACAATAAATTAGATGCTATTCACGGCGGCGGCGGACGCAACATAACCATAAACTTAGGGAAGTTTATGGAAACATTCACGGTGCAAACTACCAATATAAAGGAGGGTGCAGAGGAAGTACAAGTGATGTTTGAAGATATGTTTTTAAAAGTTTTGCAGGGAGTTAATGTAACAATGGGAAATTAAGTATGTTATTCGATGTAAGCAATATATATGGCATGATGGCAAGGGTGTGGACAGGTTACAGTTACTTTAAACGCCCTACCGGTACACAGCCGGTTCTGAACAAACCGATGCTGGCAGAACTGGAACTGGAAACGGGAACTGATTATCTGAATTTGCGCAAAACGCCCCCCATGATAACAGTAACGGGCAAAAAGAAAATAGTAAGCACCGAAATAGCCGGACGCAACTATGAAGTAAACGAAATATTAGGCTTGAGTAATTACTCAATTAGTATCAAAGGTTTTTGCGTAAACCCAGATACTTTTGATATAAACGGTTTTAAAACGTTTGCAAACATCAGTTTGTCGAGTACGGAGTTTCCGGAATACGAACTTCAAACACTGATTAAAATTTGTGAAACAAACGATTCGATAAGAGCTATTTGTCCATTGTTGAATTACTTCAATATTCGTGATATAGTAATAGAATCGTTTACGTTTCCTGAAAACGAAATGTTTGAAAATGCTTTTGCTTATGAAATACAGGCTAAAAGCGATTTTCCGATTGAGATTGAGATGATTGATTAATTGATAATTGAAATACGATGGTAACTGATGTAATGCTGGACGAGAATGACGATTTGCTTATTGATGAGAATACCGGCGATTTTGTGATTGGCGACAGTACTTATCAAAACATTGCATGTATCTTTAAAACAGCACAAGGGAACTGGAAAAATGCCCCATTGATGGGCTTGAATCCGCACAATCAGTACAACGATGACGGCGTTTCAACCCGATTAATACAGGATATTAAATTTCAGGTTGTTACACTCGAAAAGGCTACTATTAATAAATTATCGGTGAACGATGGACAGATAGATATTGAGGTGAAATATTAATAATTAATAATTGATAATTGACAATTGATAACTGACTTATGGCTTACGCATTGTGTTGTAACATAGAGATTGGCAGTAAGTACCGGCTTGGGTTTGCTCATCAGATAGAAATTGTATCTACTTGGCGTGAGTGTGGCGATTTCTGTACAGTGGAACTGCCGGCAAGGGCGATGCTGAAATTTGGCAGTAAAAACAATACCGTGCAATTTGAGGAGATTATCACCAGAGGCATGCCAATAGTAGTGGAACTGGGTTATAACGGCAAATTGATTAAACATTTTGAGGGTTACGTTTCGGAACTGTTTCCAAACCGATTGTTTAAAATGAAGTGCGAAGACGAGATATTTAAACTGCGACAGGTTGATGTTAAGAATCAGATTTATACCGGACAGTTAAACGCGTTTCTGGCAAAAGAGTTTCCCAACGCAATTTTATCTGACAGCATTCCCGATGTACTTCTTGAAAACGTGGACATTAAGTACGCAACACAGTCTATTGTACTGAATAAGTTAAAGGAAACGTATTTGCTGACCGCTTATTTTCGTGATAAACGGCTGTATGTAGGGCTTCCATACATGGAAAAACTGAATAAAACGGCATTGAAAGTCAATTTGCAGCGCGATATTATTCTTGGTTCTGACAACCTGCAATACACTGCTGCCAAAGATATAAAATTGGAAGTGAAGGCAGTTTCCATACTGCCCGATAACAAGCGGATACATGCAACGGTTGGCGAAAAAGGAGGCAATTCGATTACGTTGTTAAAACGCAACATCAGAACCGAAGATGAACTGAAACGTGTAGCAAATGAATATTTGAAAACATCAAAATTCGATAGTTTGAAGGGTTCCATAACGATGCTTGGTAATACTGATGCCGTACACGGACAAACCGTTGCACTGAGCGACAGCAAATATACTGCCCGCAACGGCAACTTTGTAATAGACAAAGTAACAACCAAGTGGGGAGTGAATGGATACAGAAAGGAACTGGAACTGGGGAGGAGAGTTTCGAGTTAAAAGTTAAGAGTTAAGAGTTCAAAATATAGTGCGGGATAGACTGGAGTTGGTTGCCAGCTTGGTCTCATAAGCCAAACAACGTGAGTTCGAATCTCACTCCCGCTACAAAAATTACAAATCATGAATAATTTTGAGCAAATAGCTATTGAGATACGGAAGGTGAGCGGTTTGGGGACGGCTTACGAACCGGCTACAATTACAGATTGCGATATTAATAAAGGTGTGTGTACCGTGCAACTGTTATTGAGCGAGCAGGAAATGACAGAGGTGAAACTTCGCGCAGTGGTGGATGGCAAAACAGATGGCATCTTGTTTCAACCGGCTAAAGGCTCGGCAGTGATTGTGAATAAAGAGGAAAAATGTATAGTAATGTATTCTGAAATGGATAAAATTATTTTCAAAAAAGGGAACTCTTTGATTGAAATCAACGAAACGCTGTTTTCAACCAAAGGAATGAAATTGCATTTTGAAAACGGACAAGGTTCCTTACAATCAATTTTAAACGACATGCTTGTCGTCATTCAACAAGCCGCTTTAGGACTTGCAGCCATTGACGGCGGTGCAACACAAACCATGTTTCAAAGTAAGACTTTCAATGTAAAAATAAATCAATTATTTGCATAATGGCACGAACTATACAGGAGATATACGATGCTATCATCATTGAGAAGGAGCAACAAAGCGCACTTACAGCATTGCAACCTAATATTGACAAAGCGCAGACTTTATTGGCTGATTTGAATACATCGTCAAAAGTTTCGATATGGCGATTGATGTTCTGGGTTTTTGCAGTGGCAGTGTGGATACACGAGACATTCTGGGACAAATTCAAAACAGAGATAGAAACATTGAAACAACAAGCCGTGCCGGGTGGCGCTGCATGGTTGCAAGATGAAGCGTTTAAATTCCAAATGGGCGATGTACTAACGGTTATCAATTACAAATATCAATACGCTACCATTGACCAGAGCAAACAAATAATTAAACGCTGTGCCGTGATTGATACCTTAAATTCAGTGATTGTTAAGGTTGCTAAATTAAACGACAGCGTGCCGGTTGAATTGACAACCGATGAGTTTACTGCCTTTGAAACGTACATGCTGTACTACAAACGATTTGCCGGAGTTTCGATGTCAGTAATCAGTTTGCCAGCCGATGTGCTGAAACTGAAATACGATATTTACTACAATCCACAGTATGAACTGGCAACGGTGAAAACGGATATAGAAAATGCAATAAATGGCTATTTGTCGGGGCTGAAGTTCAATGGGAATCTGTTATTAACGCGCCTTACCGATTCTATACAAGATGTGGCAAGCGTAGTAGATTTGGAACTGAAAGAGGCATATTACAAACCCAGCAATTCAGCTTATGTGGCAATAAACAGAATTTGCAGTCCTGTTTCAGGGTATTTCAAAATAGATGGTGATTTTCCGATTAGTGATAATTTCAACTTTAAAACAGATGTTTAATTATTCCATAGACTTCATAAAGTTAATTACCGGTTTGCTGCCCGTTATTTTACGCAAAAACAAATTGGTTACATTTATTTATTGTGCCACAAAGCAATTGACGTGGTTGTATGTGCAGTTTATTGCTTATCGCACCGAAACACTGAGATACATTGCCTATTCGAGCTTAACGGCAGACTTGGAATATCTGTTAAATGATATTTTCAACAACGGACAAACCGGTATTTACGTTGAAACAAATGATGTATTTCCATTGTATCTGTACGAAGAGGAAGAGAATGAAACAGATACTTATTTGTGGTTAGAAGAGGAATCGGATATTACAAAACCCAGTTTCGATGCCAACGCAAGCGAAACTTATATTTACGACAATTCAGAAACATTATCAAATACATCATTTACTATAAAAGCGCCACATTTATTGACATTTAACGAAGATAAAATGCGCAGTATTGTAAATGAATATAAAATTGCAGGCAAAACATTTAATATACAACTATATTGATATGAATAGATTAATAACATACATCGGTGGTCTTCCTCTCAAACTAAACGATTTGAATTTTATTCAAGATGCCGTAAAAAGTGTATTGGAAGGTGTTGTGAAAGGCTTTGCACCTTCGGTGAACTTCAAAATTTCAGGGTGTGAGGTCTTGAAGTCAAATGAAACAACTTATGTGTGTTCTTCCGGTTGGATATTTTTAAACGGCGAGATTTTATTTGTAAAAGAACATACCAAAGTTTCAAGCGGTGATAAAGACACACCTTGCTTTTTCAAACTTTCAACATCGTATAATCCGGCAGGTAGGAAAGTGTTCAAAAAAGGTGGCACCAAAGACTGTTACCAGATACGCGAGGCAGTATTGGAAACCTCAGTAACGGCACCAGTGGGCGCTTTGCTGTGGAATGGAAACGTATTAAAAGACTGGTTAAGAATTGAAGACCCTTGGCACGAAGTGGGTGCTGTGGGAGAACCTGTATTTCATTCGTCGTGGACATCCAACGTATTTCAAAAATTGAAATTTCGCAAAACCAGAGATAATATTGTTTTCATAACAGGTTATACCTGTTATAATGGTAGTGATGTACTACTTCCACTTGTTTTTACACTGCCAGAAGCTTACAGACCTCGACAAATGGTAAATCGGTTATGTTCAGGTGCTGGTGATAATATAGTTCGTTTACATATAGAAACGAACGGTGCGGTTAATGTATATCCGGCTGTTGATTTTGATGCTGATATTTCGTACAGTTTAGATTAATAAATATTTATGTATAAATCAATTACAGTAGCCAATAAACAAACCATTTTTGACATTGCATGTCAGGAGTTTGGCAGTATAGCGGAAGTGTTTCAACTGCTTGCTGATAATACAGATATTTTGCAGAATGGTATTATGAGTGACCTGTCAGCCGGTATGGTATTAAAAATCAATACATCAGTCAATGTAAGTAATGAAACAGTGCAAATTTATATTGCTAAAAATAAGATAAAAATAGCAACCGGAGGTGCTACTGTCAATATCAGTTACAGCCATGGGATTAATTACATGGGCATAGAAATAGATTTTTTATCAAGCTAATTCAAAAACAATGACTACACATTCAGATATAAAAGTATGGTTCAAAAGGTTATCGTATCCTACACAAGAACAATTTTACGCATGGATAGATGCCTGTATTCTGCGTGGAGATGAAATAACAATAGCTGATATAAAATCTCTACAAACCATATTAGATAATAAAGTCAATATTGGCGAGATCACTATTGACGATGTTGCGGAGCTTAAAACTATTATTAACAATATACAAGCCAATCTCGAAGTAATTGATGGTGGCTTGTTTTGATTTATTTTTTTTATTTTTTTTACCTTTAATTTTTATAACAATGTACAACAAAATTTTATTAAAAAGAGGAGCCACACAAGCAAGTTTATTAGCTGGTGGTGGTGGTTACAATGTTGGTGAAGTAATTTTAGCGTTAGACACGCAAACATTATTTGTGTGCGTAAGCGCAACGGCTGCTCCAACTTCTTTTATAGCTTTGGGAAAAGCAAGTGATGACGCACTCAAACTTGCGATAGCAAATAATCTTAGCGATTTAAACAACGTTGGTACAGCACGAACAAACTTAAGCGTTTATTCGAAGTCTGAAGTTGATAACCTGCTGTCCGGTCTGGCATGGAAACAATCTGTAAGAGTTGCCACCACAGCTAATATTACACTATCAGCGCCACAGACTATAGACGGTATTGCACTGGTTGCAGGCGATAGAGTATTGGTTAAAAACCAAACATTACCGGTTGAAAATGGTATTTATGTTGTTGGCGCTGCTGCATGGACACGCGCTGCCGATGCCAATATCGGTTCAAATCTGGACGCTGCAAGCTGCTTTGTAGAACAAGGAACAGTCAATGCTGATAGCGCTTGGGTTTTAACTACAGACCTGCCTATTGTTGTAGGTACAACGGCAATAACATTTGTTCAGTTCTCTGGAACTGGTCAAATAAATGCCGGTATTGGTTTGGTTAAAACAGGCAATACGCTTGCAATTGATTTTACTGATACTGAGTTAGTTTCTAAAGCGACTCCGGTTGCTGCTGACCAAATTTTGATTGGTGATTCTGCTGCTAGAAACGTGGCAAAAAGAGCTACAATTACTTCTATTATTCCTTTGTTTGCTTCGTTGGATACAAAGAAGGTTAAGGTATCTGCTACGGACACCACCGAAGGCTATTTAGGTGCAAAACTGATAACCGGCGCAACAAATACCGGTATCACAAAAACTATAAATAATCCAGCTGGAAACGAAAGTATTCAGTTGGATATTGATGTCAATGCTATGACCACATTGGCTACTTCTGTTGCACCTGCAACGGATTTGTTAGCTGGTTATATAGGAGGTTCAATGAAAAAAATCACAATTCAAAACGCTGTTAAAGACGTAGTTATTGATGGCGGTTCATTCTAATTATTAAATTAACGATACTATTGCTTTAAGTGATAGTATCGTTGTAAATTTGTTTGTTATGGCAAGTAATTTAATATTACTCAAACGAAGTGGCACAACGGGCGTAATTCCAACTGCTGCCGCATTGCAAGTTGGTGAAATAGCGTTAAATACGGCAGATGGGCGCGTGTGGTTTAAAAAAACTGATGGAACTATTGTTGAAATAATAACAACGCTTTCAGGCAATGCCTCAAATAGTATGCTTATTGTTGAAGGTGTGATTGATGTCGGTGCTTCCCTGCCATATCCAACGGCAGGAAAAGCGTTTTTGTGTACAAAGGGGCAAACAGCAGGTTGTCAGGTAACTCCAGTAAGTGGAACAGACTTTAGTTCACAGGTAACGGCATTGAATAATTTATCTTTTAACACAGCAGTACCAATATATTTGCAGCGTATGGGGAACGTTGATTTTTACTCTTTTAATTTGAGTTATAACACAAATTTCTCAATTATTAAAAGTGCAACATATCAACCATGGCCAGCGCAGACAAATGTTAATATTCCATATTCTTATGGTGGATCAAGTATGCAGGAAGTAGGTGGTTATTGGACTCGTCAAAATGCTGCTACAATAAATATTGGCTCTATTGTTAAAATTCAATACGTTGCTGCTACATATACAGAAGGTAAAATATATATTGGCAATGGTTCTTCTTTTGCAGAAGCGGTTTTAAAAGACGGACAACCGATAAGTTTTGCTTATGATATGACTATGTTTACAGGAGGTAAGGTAATGAAACAAAGTAGCATTTATCTTTGGGATACTACATTAGGTTTCATGGACAACAATGATAACTTGGCGACAGCAACTGATATTGAAATAACTGATTTCAATAAAGGCGTTATACTCCGCGCTTCCGATGCAAGCCGTTGGAGACTAACTATAACTCCATCCGGAGTTTTAGTACCTACAAAAATGTAGTTTTTAATATTAAAATTAAGGGATACGAGCAGTAATTGAAAAAGCAACCTGAGAAGGTTGCTTTTTTTATGTGGTCAGGGCAACGCCAATTCAATACAAATAATGCATTGTGACGAAGACCTCAGCCCTGACCGTATCTAAATTAAAGGATACGAGCCAGTTTTGAGAAAAATAATTAATCCTATTATTTTTTTCGTATTATTGCAATTGATTTTTTTTTCATTTCGTTTTTATTTTTTTTACATTTCGTTTTCACAATTATATATTTACGAAAACAAACAATTGAATGACGCTTTTTTAGACCTTAATAACTTCTACGAAAAAAAATCATACCCTGTTTGCGAAATCGTAAAAAATTTAAACGAAAATCCGGATTTGGTTTCAGAAAAAACGTTCCAACCCGTATCCACACAGTCAAAACAAGACATT